CTCAGAACCTTCACGCTTACCTCCACTGCCTCACCTTTCTTTATTTTCAGTGCTTTCTCCATGTCCTCATCCGTTGCAGGGATAAAGGAGAAGTCAGCACGACGGATTAAGTTGAGCTTCATAATTTGACTATTTCAAAGCCGTGAGCAATAAGTTCGCTCACGGCTCGTCTAACTTTATCACTAAAAGGGAAGCCCATCATCTTTTTGCTGAGCAGGCTGAGAAGCTGCTTGTGGCTGTGCAGGCTGTTGCACAGGTTGTTGAGTAGTAGTCTGCGCTTGCTGAACTCCACCTTGTGCAGGACTTATGCAGTGAAGTCCGTCACGCCAAATAGTGAAGTTGTTGAACATCTTCTGTGTTCCGTCCTTGGCAGTGTAAGGACGGGCTTCACAATCGAAGTCAACACTTACTTGAAGACCTACCTGCAACTTGCCAATGATTTTCTCATCCATTATCGGAAGAAGGATAGACAGCGGATAACGCCCCTCTTGGTACGTAACCGTAAACTCCTGTTTCTTCCAATTCGTTCCTCTCTGTGATGTGCCCGACTGTACCGGGCCTACATACGAAATCTTACCTTCTATGTGCATTTTACTATTGTTTAATATTGTTGTTGTGTTAATCTGACGAATCTACTTTCCACTTGATGATCGAGTCGTCAGTCTCTATTTGGTACCACGTCACGCAATGTCGCCCGTCGTGTCCGACCTCCTCTGTCTTAAACCCTTTCTCCTTGGCTTCCTTGATAACATCCGGGGTATCATGCCATCCGTTTGCAAACCCAAGGTCAATAATCTTCTTCATAGTCTATCGCTGTTTAAATATTTTAATAAATTCTTATTCTTGCACCACTCCAAGAAGTCGTGGATAAGGTCAAGGTTGTCTTGACGCATCCTTGCGTATCTCTGACACCATATAGGAGGCTCGTACCGTGTAAGGTTCAATCCTCTCACGTCATAGCCGTTCTTATCCTTGTCATATCCATCGAAATGGAATAAGTCAAAATAGAACCAATCGAGACCGAACATATCAAGGTAGAACCTCCACTGACAAGAGTGGATATAGTCCTCATCCTTAATACGTCCGTACTTCGTCTTGATGTCTCTGATGTCAAGGCCGTCAATCATATCAGCGCAGCCAGTCACCACAGCTTCTCCGTAGTCCTTGAATGTCCTTATCTCATGTGAGGCGTGAGGATGCTCGTTGCGGTATCTCATAGCTACCTTACACTGATTGACATCGAGCTTCACCTTGAACCCTTCAATGTCAAACTCTCTGCCTTCTGGTACGTCAACCTCAATCTCTTTGTTGCGGTACATAACCTTTTTCTTCTCGGCTTTGAGCTTGACGCATTTGGGATTTCCTGTCTCTACGATAGAATGGAATGCCGTGCCGATGCGTGTGTACTCTGAACCCTTGAACTCTCCCGTAACATTAGAGATGACATCCTCCTCAGAAGCGCATACTTCAAATCCGTCTCCGTCGGTGTATATCACCTCGCTGTCACGGAAGCGTCTAAAAGCCTCAAGAGTTGTGACTCTTATCAGTGCTTTTTCCATCGGCTTTGTCCTCCTTTGGCTCAGCGTCTTTCTTTGCAGCCTTGCTTGGCTTCTTGTCTTCGCTTGCGTTCTTATCAACGAAAGCCTTAGCCTCAGCGCTGAACTCAAAACCTTTCTTAGCAAGCTCAGCCTTGGCGAGTGTAAAGAACGGTACTTGGAAGTTCTTAGCGAGCGTCTTGGTGAGCTTTAGCATCTCATTAGCCTCGTCAACACTGCTCACCTCATGGAGCTTGTCGATAGCCTTGAAGTATGCCTCGTTGTTCTCACTGTGACCAACAATAGCCGCCTTGGTTTGTGCGATGATGACCTGCATACAGGTGTTGAAGTCTTCTGGATTATCCGTTGCATCGGGAATTTCCACAGTTCCGAGACCTGCCGTGTCCTTGGTGACAAGCGTGCCATTGATACCGAAGGCAATCTTACGCTTGTTATCGGTCTGATCAATGAAGACATAACCCTCTTGGTCTGCCATACGGTTAAGAAGGTTCTTTGACGAGCCCGTACAGTCAGGCTCATGCGTTATCACATCGTCACCGCCCTGCTTGTCGTGACAAATGAAGATAAGGTCAGCCCCAAAGGAACGGATCTTGGAAATGAACTGTTTAAACATGTCAGCGATGGCGCCGAAGTGCTTCATTTGGTTGCGTACAAGGCGACTGTCGAGACGCTGCGTGTAGTCCCACAGGTAGTCATCGAGCATTGCCTTTGCAGTGTCAACGATGATTGTCTTGTAACCTTTCAGATCCTCGATGGAGTTCTGAATGTCCTCCCAGTTTGAAGCTGTGAGGGTGTCTACACGCTTGATAGCTCGGTCGTAGCCTCTATCCGTGTCAATAAGAACTGGGTTCTCGGCTGTGACAGCCACTGACGTTTTACCACTACTCGGAACGCCGTAGAGCACCATAACAATGTTTCGCTCCGGAATCGGGGCGTCTTTCTTAATAATTGGCATAATACTATATTTTGTTAGTTGTGTATTAATTATATTTTTTGTGCGTAAACACAATCCTATGAGAGTTTGGTGGAGTGCTTGTCTGCTGTATGTTACCTACTTTTTTGTGGCATATATACACCTAATCTGTCAATTAATAATTTTTACTTTTCTGTATGTTACCCACATTTTGTGTGTACATACACCCAAGCGTCTCCAAGAACTCAGACGGATACCGCTGTATGTTACCCGCATTCCCGATGTACATACATCCGCAGTTCTTGTAATCCGTTACGACGTACTGCTGTATGTTACCCACATTCCCGATGTACATACACCTTCGTCGGTAACTTGTACGCCTTGCGTGTTGCTGTATGTTACCCACATTCCCGATGTACATACACCGTAACGTAACATGAAACGAATTTTTCTTTAGCTGTATGTCGCCCACATTCCCGATGTACATACACCCGGTTACAATCCGCAGACGACTGCCTATATGCTGTATGTCGCCCACATTCCCGATGTACATACACCTTTGTGGTGGATAAGGAATTTAAGTGGCTGCTGTATGTCGCCCACATTCCCGATGTACATACACCCTTGAACAATTGCACCCCCGAAGCCGCGTTGCTGTATGTCGCCCACATTCCCGATGTACATACACCATCGCCTATGTAACTATCACATTTTCAATACTGTAGGCACTTGCCGAGTGATTAAAAATCCTCCGCTTAAGGCGGTACAGCCCACCCGAATATCATTTTTGTGATTCTATTTTTCTACTTCAACCTTGATTCCGCACATCTTGGCCTTATAATCAATCTTCGTCTTTAATGAGTGATAAGACCAGTTGCGAAGCACAAACTTGTCATCCTTGGCTTCCTCCTCCCTGTGGAGTTGGTTCATCAGAGCTATCTTTCCGCACTTGTGCTTGACTGCGAGGTCAATGAGCATCTTGCTGTAGGTATGTAGCTTGGTGTCCACATAATTACTCTCTACTCTTCTCCATCGCTCAATTGCTTTGGTCTTCGAGAATCTGCCGTGTCCTCCACGAGAATAGCGGTTGTTTACTTGACATCGCTTGACTGCCTCTTGTATCTGCCTGCGTCGATAATTGAACTCAGCCTCCGTGCCAATCTCCCAAAGCTTCCAGTCTGTATCAATGTCTCCTTTCTGCTTGATGTCAGTCGTGCAAACTATCGGGTTCATAACGCCGAGGAAAGCGTACAATGTCTTGCTCTCATCGAGTTTGACAGTCTTCTTTGGAATGTCGACGCAAAGAAGAAGGAATATCTTTTTCCCGTCTATCTGTAGGCTCGATGTACACATCTTATATTTGCCCTCGACAACAGCCTGCATGATGATTCTGTTCCCGCTTCTGTCCTTTCCGAACTTGCACTGGAAAGGTATGCCCATCAATGTGAAGAAACATCCGTTATGCGGCTTGTCTTCCTTGTCGTTGTAGTCTGCAAACCGAAGATTTCTATAGCAAGAAGCCTTGAATGGAATAGGCATATTAGCTTTGTAGGATCGTAAGCTCTTGCTCCACATGCCGCCTTTCTTCTTGTCGTCTTGATACATCTTGCCGACGTTCTGTAATACAGATGATAACATGCTCATATCAGCTTGTCCCTTGAACTTCTCACTGGCCGCTACATACGGAGCGTTCTGCTTAGTTGCTTTCTTGCCTGAACAACCAAGGAAGGTGAGCTTCTCTCGGTCATCATCAGATAGATATGGAGTTGTGTTGTCGAGCATGAAAAGATGCGACACTCCTAAGTTAGCCGTCTTAACTGCTATATCCCGACATTTGTAAATCTTGTCGTAATATTCCTTGCGTAAGTCTTTGTCGTCTTCGCACACAAAGACTTCAATTTTTCTTGTTATTACCATTGTTGTACTGTTTTTCGCTCTTCTGTATGCCACCTTGTTTTACGGCGTTAATACACCTGCAACATAGCTAACTGATTACGGTGCGCTGTATGTCACCTTATTTTATGGTTCGCGTACACCCATCCGCCTCAACATGAGCATTCCGCGGCTGTATGTCACCATATTTTGTGATGTGCATACACCTTCTCGTACAACCCTTTGGCGCATCGTGAAGCTGTATGTCACCATATTTTGTGATGTGCATACACCATCTCCTCGGTGGGTATCTCTGCCCCATCAGCTGTATGTCACCATATTTTGTGATGTGCATACACCATAGGTATTGTAACTTGCAAACCATCAACGATTTAGGTAACTTATTGAGTGATTGAAATCCTCAACTTAAGGCGGTACAGCCCACCCGATTATCGTTTATTTGTTCTTGTTCACAATTTTATCGGCTGCCTGATACAACTTCTTGACGTCCTCGTTCCGTCTGTACTCGAACTTATCGGACTCCAGTTGTAGCCGCATTTGGTTGTTCATCTGACGGAGCGTCTTGTTCGCTTCTCTACATCTGTCAAGCTCAATCTTGTTAGCGTCGTTCCGCTCTAATAGGTCAGCCATGTAGCCTAACATGGACTTGCCTTTAATTGTTACTGTCTCCACGTTATTAAAAGTATTAAATGTGTTAATAATTATTCTACTTTTTACATACTTCCTACAACCGTTTGAAACGGATTGCGGTGTCGTATCGGACATAACGAGTGCCCGCTACCGACTATCCGAGAAAACTCAGAATCGCCGACTACTTTTCTAAGGATGTTCAAGGCTCCGTTTTGATCAGCATTAATCATATATATTCAGTTTAGTTGTGTCACCTACATTTTCTGTTTACATACATCATGTACTTCATCCTTATTGCTGTATATTACCTATATTTTTAGTGTATATACACCGACATGGCTATAAGCTGCTGTATGTTATCTATATTTTCAATGCACATACACCCCGCGTGCAAAAGAGTTCTTGCCTCGTCTGGCTGTATGTTATCTATATTTTCAATGCACATACACCAACAGACGAGATGAACAAGGTGCTCACCGCGCTGTATGTTATCTATATTTTCAATGCACATACACCACGTAACTTGCAACGTTCAAGCTATCAATAATTTAGATAACTTATTGAGTGAAAAATTTCCTCAACTTAAGGACGTACAGCCGCCCCTCATATCATTAAAATGACTGACTCTGTGTTCTTCCTACGGGCTTGTCACCGTCATAGGCCACATTACTCATACTAATCTCGGAAGCCTTGTCAACGCTCTATGCGTCCGCACCATGCGGTTTCTCCACCTCGCTGAAAGGCTCCCCTATCAGGGCTTTTTCCCTGTTCGTCTGTTCCATGATGTCAAAGAACGTGGA